GTTAGTGCATTCTGAACGATTCAAAAACTCATCGACCAAATAGTTTCTTGCCCTTGTAATCAACGATTCATTGAACAAGAAAGAGAACTTTACCTGGATGCCGTATTGCATACAAAGGCCTTGTAAATCCAAACAAGCCTTCATATAAAGACCGTGATTCATACCACCATACATTGGTGTTGCTACAAAAATACTAAACTTCTGAAGCTCTTCTTTTTTAATACTTATTTCCATGTAAACTCCATAAAATAGGGAAAACCACTTCCGCAGAGAAGTGGTTTAGGATTTGCTTAATTAAGCAGTAAGAGAATAACCTGCGCTCAATGCAGCTTTAACCATTGCTTTGGTTGGTGAACCAAGACGATAGAAACTGATTTTTTCTCCGCTTTCTGTATAGCGGGTGTTAGTGTAAATAACATGACCTTCTTTGCGAAGTTCTTCGATCCGTGCGGAAACATTCTTGACACCAAAACGGCGTTGTGCTGACTTAACTGTAAAGGTGTTGTAACCTTCAGTTTGTTTAAGTGCGGTCAAGATTTTTTGTTTTGCGGAAACTTTTTCCATAATATAACTCCAATAATTAAAATACCTCACATTGCGTGAGTGTCACCATCATACATTTATATATGATGTTTGTCAAGCATATTTGTGGTATACTTGTTTAAGTGCCAAACTTAATAATTTTGGCACCATTACCAACTGGTTTACCAAATTTGTCAACAATAGTTTCCTCTTTTGGTTTACCGCCTTTTTCTGCAACAGGATCCAAATTACATGGAAGCCAGTTGTTTTTTTGCCAAGGCAAAGCGCCGATAATCTCATTTAAATCCACATCATATTTCAATTGTTTCATTACCAATTGTATCCATTCTGCTTCATCTTTTACTGCTGTATCAAATTGATTTTCCCAATCAGACCTTTGTTTAGTTAAAGCAGGTTCTGGTTTTGGTACTGGAATATAAAAAGTAAAATATACAGATTGATAACCATGTGTTTTCAGTAATTTTTTTGAAGCAGAAAAGTTTGTGATTGGATTGGAATATGGTGGAATATAACCAATTTTTCCTGTAGTTGCATGGCCTGCCATTCCTTTATAAGGAATATTGAATTTTTTTGCAGCTTCAGATGTGGAATTTAAACCTTCACCACAATGATATGTGGCTAAATTTGCATATTCAGATTTACGTTCACGAACACCTTTAAAAATAGCTTTACGTTCTTTTTTAGATTTATCGGAAGCTACCACATCAATAAATTCTAAAATATTATCTTCTTTATTAATCAATTCATTAGAATCTAATGCTTGTAATGTTTGGAAAATAATATCATTTTTTGTATGTGGTTTTTTAGGATTATCAACTCTATTCGAATTGTTATTAAAATATCTTTTAGCAAGAGGTGAATTGAATTTATAAACATCATATATCATATGTTGAATATTCATTTCTTTGATTGCTTGGTCTCTTGTGTATCCTATAAATCCATCAAAATAATTAGGTTTATTTGGATCATCTTCAATAGCAGGAGGATATTCTGAGTGAATAAATCCATTTAGTTCAAAAGAATTTTTAATTGGTGCAACATTTTCTTGTACAACTTTTAATTCTCTTGTTTGATTTTCAACTCTATAAGTTACATTTTTTGTATTAATTATCTTTCTGCCAAGATGTATAATATCTTTTAAATATTTTTCTGGAATATTTTTTAACGCTGGATTTTTACTCGGCGGGCAAAGTTTTAAAGAAGTCTCCACATTCAATTCAATTTTCATTTTTTTCTCCTTATTTCAGGTTGTAATGTTGGTTATTACCAACACAGCGATTTACCTGCCAACTTGCGGCAGATATTTTGCCTTGGTTTCATCCCAAGACAAATAGATTAGGTCATCATAGAAAAGATTTTCATACGATACCTTGTTTTGTTTCTGTAGTTGCCGAATACGGCCTTTTGCATACTTTTTTTTCCAAATATTGGACAAAGTTTCTTCACTTGTATCAAATGACTTTACCAATTCTGCATCACCAATTTCTTTGCGTAAGAATTCATTTGTGTTATTATACAAAGGAGAAAAATAAATTCCACGTTGGTGTTCGGTTCGAATCAGTTCTTTAGGAATACCAAGTTTAGAATATGCATAATTTAATGAACGATTCTTGTGGTCACGTTTCAATGGAAGTCCTTGTGGGTTCTTTGCTTCCCACCACTCAAAGTATTTTCTTGGCTCATTTTCTTTAATCCAATCAAACACCATATTGCGGGTAGAACGAGAAGGTTCAAACGCAACTGAACCAGAAGAAAATCCCATTTTCTGCCAATGTTCCAAACCATCATACTGAGAAAGCCCGTTGGCTTTTGTTTTTCCATATAATGACGTTGTAGTAACCCCAACAAGAGTGTCTCCATATCTTTCTTTCCAATCTTTCTGCACTGTATCTGCCAAACACAACAACGCCAACAGTTTACCGCCCATGTAACTATAACCAAGTGGCTGTAATGGAACAATAGTAGAACCAATTGCTGTATGGTTAATCATACTCTGTTGTGTCTTAACATCCCTAGACCATCCAATCGCAGTATCTCTAGGTGTAAGGTCGAGAAAGTCAGATGAAATACAAATAACACCAAGGTACTTGCCAGTTACACCATCTTTGACTGTGTAGAATAGATTACGACCAATATTTGAGTTGTTCTTCATTGTAGAAGAAAAAGTACGGACCGCATTCCATGTTTCTGCAAGTTCTCCGTTAGAAAGTTCTAATACAGGTTGCAGTTTCTCATAGTCATCAGGACCAGTCGGCATCCAAAAGTTTTTCTTAACCTTTTCAATTATCGTAGCTTGATTCCTATCAACCAGTTGTTGTTCTTCACCATCAAATAAAGTAAAAACTGATTCAGTTGGATAACGCTCTTTGACTTCAACCCATTTTTGATATAGTGTGTATTCTTTTACATCCATTTTAGATGCATAAGTTAAATCTTCAATTAAGACTTTTTTTAGATTATCAACATCAATGTGTTCATGGGTTGGATTTTTTTCTAACCAATCATCCCATTGTTTTTCTACAGGATCAATTTGCGGTTTTGCCATTATTTTGTTTCTCAATTTTTTTCATCATGTTCATATAGTTAGCTTGCGCTTTAGAAATATTTCTAATAGTCTTTTGGCGTTTCTCTTGTCCAGATTTAAGTGCCAGTGGCTTTGCACGTTCAGTATATACTATTCCATCCATATGGTCAAGCTCATGGAGAAAACATCTTGCAGATATACCATTCAATCTTGTGGTATGTTTTACACCCACAAAGTCTTGGTATTCTACCACAATTTCTTTAGGTCTGGTAATTCTAAGTCCCAAAAGAGGAAAAGATAGACAACCTTCAATCATGTGTTCTTCACCTTCAGATGAAATAACCTTAGAATTAAAAAATGCAACATAATCATCGTTTGCACCCATGACAAAAACGCGATAAGGAAAACCACATTGATTCGCAGATAGTCCTAAACCTTTATTCTTCTTACAAGTTTCCACTAAGATAGATGCAAATTCATTAGCATTTACAGGTGGATTTTGAAAATCAAATTCTAATGTTTTTTGCCTAAGAATTTTTGCATTCTCATCGACTAAATCAAAAACTTTAGGTTCTTGTTTTGTTGCTGTTGGTGCAGTTTGTTTTACTGCTTCTTCTGTACTATATCTAAATAAATCAACCATTTTTATACCACCTGTGAAAAATTATTCTTTTTCTCAAACTTAATTATAGACCTAAACTTATCAAAAAGTTGGTCCCCTTTATGTGATATGACAAATATATTTGTATCTTGTCCCATCTCATGTATCAGTTTTAAAAATTCATCTGTACCTACTGTATCTAGGCTAGAATCAAACACTTCATCTAGTATCAATAGATTTGTATTCGTTGAATTTTTTAGTTTTGCAATTTGCCTCCATGTAAACAATAGAGCCAAATCAATACGCATCTTTTCACCTTCAGAGAAGTTGGAATAACTAAACTCATCACGGTGCCTAGATTTTATTGTTTCTTCAAAGTTCTCATTTAAGTTAAAGTTAACAAAGAAGTCCATAGCTTTCAGATACTTGTTGACAAACTTGTTGATGATTGGCAAATACTGTTTGATAATCTTAGTCTTGATTCCATTATCTTTCAGTAGAGAAGCTGCATATTCATGATAGTGTTTATCAACAGACAGATTCTCCTGTTCTTTCTCCAAATTGGCCAAATCAGACCTAAGTTCTTTTAACTTTTCATTTACATCTGTTAGATTATCCTTGCGTTCACTTAATTCTTTAATCTCTTTATTCAATTTAACGATATAGTTATTGACGGCAGTGATTGTAGAATTGTGTTTAACGACCTCATTATTGTGTTCTGTAATGTGTTTGTTGATGGCAATGATTTCATTGGTTCGAGTGGTAAGTTTTGACATTTCATCTATGATGGTTTGCAAAGCACCTTCTATTTCCGTTTTCTTATTTTGTTTTTCTTCGACCTGAGAATCTTTCCATTCAGGTGTAATCACCTGTTTACAAGTAGGACAATCATCATTATGTTCATAAAACTGGATATCTTTTTCCACCTTTAAATAGGTTGATGACATTTTAGCTTCAACTTGTACAAACTTTTTATATCGTTTTTCAACATCTAACTTGTCAGTGATTTTGGTAGATAATTTTTCAATATGTTTGTTAATCAATGAAATGTCTTTTGTTAGCTGTGAGTTAATTAACTCATTGTCTGTAATTTCTTGTTGCTTTTTGGTAATTTCTTCATCATTATTTTTCTTGTGTTCTTCAATGTTGTGTTCCTGCAACAATATCTTTTCATTTACCAGTTCTAAAGCATATTTTGTTTTTGTTGTGGATTCTTTAATCGTGGCCATTCTTTCTTTGATTAGACCATTCATTGAAGTGAAGATTTGAATATCCAACAATTCTTCAATGATAGTACGGCGGTCGGCTGGTGACAATTGCATGAATGGTACGAATGCTGCTGACCCAAGAATAACGATTTGAGTAAAAGATTTGAAATTAAACTTCAAAATCGATTTTTCTAAGAAATCTTGATAATCTTTCGCCCTGGCATCTTGATTTACCAAAATAGAATTGCAGTAAATTTCGAACAAATTTGGTTTAATCCCACGAATAATCTTATATTGTTTTTTACCAATTGTGAATTCAACTTCAACTACAGTATCGGAGTTGTTAATGGAGTTTACAAGATTTGGTTTGTTTATCTTACGAAACGGCTTACCAAAAAGACCAAAACATAGTGCATCAAGAATCGTACTCTTGCCTGCGCCGTTGTTGCCAATAATTAATGTGTTTGTTGATTTGTTGAGTTTGATTTCGGTAAACGTATTGCCAGTTGACAATAGGTTCTTCCATCTAATCGTCTGAAAAATAATCATGCTTGTTCTAGGTTCAATGCCTCAACATAAAGTTCTTTTAACATAGTCTTTAGTTTTGTGTTATCGATGCCAGAGTTTTCCAATGCATCAACGTATTTGTTAATGATGGTTATTGTGTCCTCTGCTTCATCTATCTTATCATCTTCTACACCTTCTGTCAAGTCTAAAGCGTCTTCAATAATGGTAATATCGAGTGGATTTACCATATAGAGTTTGTTCATAAACTGGTCGAACAGGTATGGATTGGTTTTATTGACGGCAACCACTTTGACATAAGAACCGGCATAATTGCTAAGGTCTTTTGATATAACTTCTGAAACTGTTTCAACTTTGTCATCATAAACAATTCGATGAAACATCACATTTGGATTCTTTATGAAAGTAAGTTCTTTGCTGCCAAAGTCAAAGATGTGAAAGCCCCTATCATCACTATAATCTTGCCAAGTAAGTTCATACGGGTTCCCGAGATAATATATGTCGTTAGCATTAGATTTATGATGATAATGCCCACTAAAAGTATGTGTAAACTTTCTGAATAATTCACGATTCAATCCTTCTTCAGATGGCATGCCGCGGTGCATGGCAAAACCTGCAATTTCAAAATGTCCCATGCATATTTCGGCATCGGTTTCTTTCAATGTCTCCATACTATCTTGATAATTTTCTGCACAAATCCAAGGCATCATACAAATTTTGTTAGGACCAACATAGATGTTTGTTGGATGGTCAATCACATTGATGTTACCATACTCTTTCAATAATAAATCTACAGAGTTAACATCATTCGTATTTTTGAAATATGTATCGTGATTGCCTGCCAACATATGAACTTCAATACCAAGATTGGCCAATTTATCAAAGAACATTTCTTTTGTTCTTTTGAGAGAGTAGAAGTTTACATATTTGCGTCTATCAAACGTGTCACCAAGAATAAGCACAGTAGTAATACCGGCAGCTGTGATAGCAGGAAAAAATGTTTCATTATAAAATTTTTCATAGTAATCCAAAAAGTGAACGGAGTCATTCCTGGCTCCAAAATGTTGATCCGTGATTATTGCTACTTTCATATTCACACATTACCCTATCTGTAAGTCTTACAATTCTTTTGCGATATTCAAACCCCAACAAACTTGCCTTATTGCCCTCTGCATATGGAGGATTCTTTCCTCTACTTGTATATTGTCCGGCAGTTAAGTCTATAATTTTGTTTTCTTTATCAATGGCCCACCAATGCCAAATACCTTCATAGTCTAGAGCTTTATAAGTGTGCATTGCTTTAAATCCAAAAATCTTATATAAACAACCAGTGGCATTATGGCAATGACCAAATAATGGATTGGTGGAGTTTTTACCCCACCATTTCCTAGGTAACAGGTCGTAGGTTAAATTTTTAAGGATTAATCCAGAAATTATACCAAGGTTTTTCTCATTATAATCTAAAAGGTTCATCTTGTCAACCTTTTTTCTTCAATCTTTCCATTCTTTTTAATTCAGATTGGTATGTTCTCTCTCTCAATGAGGAACTACTGAATGGATGTTGTCTGTTGTGGTAAAACAATTCAATGCCATTATCCAAACACCATTGTTTACCAGTAAAAGGCTTGGATTTATATTCATCTCCAAGGAATCTTATATTGATTGTTTGTGTTTTCAGGATATTTTCCAAATCTTCTTCTGTAGAATATACAAGTATTTCATCAATGTACTTACACGCTTGGAGTTGTACATACCTTTCGTATATACTTTGAACTGGTTTGTTTTTTGTATCTGGCCTGTCAAGTGTTGGATCAACTTGAAGCGCACATATCAAATAATCACAATGTTGTTTTTCCACTTTTAACATTGTTACATGACCAGCATGAAAAAAATCAAAGCTGCTGCAATTAAATCCTATTTTCATAATTATTCTCCAGAATTTACAAATTCACGTTCAGCTAATGTTAATACCAAATCACCTTCAGGTTCCAAGAAAGCCTCAATACCTTTTGGTTTTTTAGCATTCTTTTTTTCTTCTTTTTTCTTGTATTGTCCTAACTCATAAACCTCTATGAAGTCGGCAATATTATCATACAGTTCAAACTGCTTAGTGCCTCCTGAATCTAAATCTTGCATCTCATACTCACTTAGGATGCCCATCTGAGCTGTAGACTTGTACTTGATATATGTTTGTTTCTTTTCTTTTTGGATACGTCTGAGGAATGCAAAGTATATAATCTGTGTGAAGTATGCAAATGGATTGGAAGACTTAGCTGGATTGAAGTTCTCAAAATACATTAGACAGTTTTCAATACCGTCAGAAATCATTTCATCTCTGTAGGAATAACTAATGAAGTTTGGTTTGTGTGATAGACCCTCGGCAATTTTCATCCAGCATTCACCAATATAGTTTGGTATTGGTTCTTTTGGATTCTTAGACTTACGTTCTTTGTATGCCAAGAGTTCTTGTAGGAAAGTCGCGTTGTTAATGTAATGTTTAGAGCTCATTCAAGTATACCAAAATATGTGTTGACAAAAGGGCTTGACTAATGTTAGTCTCCCGGTGTTGACCATTTAAATTAATGTAATACCTTTTCTTCTGGATCAAGGGCAATAAATGCTTTAATCATCAGGTCTTTAATTCTCTCAGGCAAAGGTTCTTCATTCGCATTCTCAAGGAGTTGTTCTACAGAAGTTTCATAGTATTCGGCAAATTCTTCTTTTGGTGTTGTAGAAAAAACAACATCTTTTGCGTAAATAACAACTTCATTCTTTTCAACAAATTGAAAGGGTAAGTACGGAGCTAAAGTAATATGTGATGCTTGCCCACGAACTTGTACTTGAAATTCCATAGGATTAATTAAAAGAAATTCACCAGTTCTAATTTCATCAATGACAGATACAATGTCTGTACCGTCCAATAATCTGACTACTTTGATGTTATTCATTTTTTTAGTCCTATCTTATAGGTTTTAAATGGGAACTTCTCATCAGTATATATCTTCACTCTTTCAATGAAATGCTTCAATGTAAAATTCATATGTTTCTTATAACGTAAATCATCTGCAATATCGTATAGTGTTGCAATTTCTTTTCCTTCATTTTGCCTTAATCCTCGGCCGATAGACTGTAAATTTCTCACTCTACTTTTAGAAGGTGAAGCAAAAATGATATTATGGAGATTGCGAATATTAATCCCAGTGCTAAAGGTACCAAAAGAAGCCACCACAATAGCGTCATTTTCTGTTTCCATAATTTTCCTAATACTTTCTCTATCGTCTGTTTCCGTTTTACCTGAAATGAAAAAGACCTTTCGTTCACCAATTTTTTCGGTGTTCTTAATCATATCATAGAGGATTTGTCCATGCTTGGCAACCATTTGATATAATATAAGTGTATTATTACCTAAACTAACCGCAAGATTCTTAATGAACTTATTCCGCTGTTCGTTTGCAATCAGGTATTGTATTTCTTCCTGATAGTCTTTACTTTTCATTTCCAAACATATTTCATCTGGATGTTTCAAAATAAGACACTTTATTTCA